ATCTGAGACTTCGTAGTGGAAGGGAGGAGTTTCGCTGCGCATGAAGTCATCAGGTAGAAACAGCTTGCCAAATGATATTAAATCTTTACTAGCTAATTCAAATACTTCTTCTGCCTGTGATACGTTCTGAGTATTTATATTCACTAATTAAAGAGAGAATTCATTATCAAATATTTGTGCTTCTGTAGATTCAGGGTCATAAGATAGGAACTTCATAAATTCTTCTTTATTCGAATAACCTAATATGCCAGCTAATGCAGCTGACATCTTGTGTATACTTATAAAATTATATTCAAACGTACCTTTTTTTGCAAACTCACTAGGGTCAGCACCGTATGATAAATAGTCAGCACCAATTTCTTTAACAGCTTCAAGTCCAGGTCTACCTACGACTCTCTCAGGGTTCTTTTTAGCATATTGACTAATCATTCCTCTAAATTCATCCATAATTTCATCAACAGCTCTATCTATATGTTTTGGGTCTCCTGTAGAATTAAATAATTCTTGAGCATTCTCAAACTTATGAGACCATTTACTTACTGAACTCGCTCCACTAGATTGCTTGCGGCGCATAGAAGAAAGAGGGCTTTTAGGGTTTTTTTTATGAAAAACAATTTTTGCATTTTTCTTAATAGCTTGTCTTAGTAATAAATATAAAGAATCATATGTTAATGAAGATTCATTAATTACAGCATTATTAGGAATTTTTTTAAGAAGCTCATTCAAAAGGCGACCAGAATATAAAGGATGCCCAAAAAAACCAATATTTGAAATTTCTTCAAAAGCATTTCCAGCTTCATCTACTTTTGATTTAATATTAAATTTTAAACTAGAACTTTCCCATGATTTTCCAGGAGCTTCCCATTCAAGTTCAATATGTGAAGTACCCTTACGAGGGGTTCTAGATGTATATTTTATAGTTCCATGTCTTCCTCTGTCAATAGTCATTGCTTCGTCAGGCATTTTAGATGAGAATCTTCTAGCTTTATAAGCAACAGCAGCATCTTGACCAGTTAATTGACCAGCATGTCTATATTTAGCAATAAAATTGTCAAAAAATAAATTTCTCTCGCTCATTGGAAGACTATTTATTTCATTTTGAAATCTCAACCATCCTTCTTCTCCAATATCAGAAATTATAGCTTGAGCATTATTCCATGACACACCACTAGAGATACCATATTCGTTTATAATCTCTTCAACAACTTCATCAGTTGTCATTCCAACATTAGCAAAAGGATGTGTTGGGATTGCTTCTTCAGCTTGTTGAGCATATGTTCCACGCTGATATGAACTTGGTAGTGGATTTTGGTCATAGCCTAACCTTTCTCTCATTTCAGCTAATGACCTTGAAATCCTTTCAGATATTCCTAAGTTTTCTTCAGTCTCTACGCTGCCCCATTGTCTTTGAAGTCTTTCTTCTCTTAGCAATTCATCTTTTTGAGGGAATACTTTTGGTCTAACAGAACCTTTATATGCTTTACTTAATTTTTTACCAACTTGTTTAGCAAGTTTAAATCCAGTCTTTAAACTACCTCCTACAACTGGAACTGTAAAAGCAAGGTCTAATGCTCCCGGTTGATACTCATCTGTCTCAGCACTTGCTCCTGTTACAGCAGGTAATACCCATTCAGAGAATATTTCACTTTCAGATAATTTACCTAAGTCTTCAGAAGTCCTTATATCTTCATACCCCGCAAGCTCAGACAGAGCTTGAAGAATTGTTTTTTCACCTGGTCTTGCTTCTTGTGGCATATTATTTTTCCTTTGAAGGAAGAGCAACTTGTTTAGCTGTATCTAATTGCTCTGGTGAGAACCCTTGGAACATACCAAAGACACCTACTTCTTTATGCTTTACTGTGTTTACTGATGTACCAATAATCTTACCTAGTTCTTTTGTAGACTGCAGTATAATATTATCATCTTCACTATTGTCAGAAAGACATTTAAGTCTATTCAATACATATTTGTGGTCAACGCCTAATTCTTTAGCAACGTCTAATACCGATTTTTCTATTTCAGACATAATCCTCTCCTGTTTTAAAAGCACTAACGCTTTCTTTTTAGCTCTTTTTTCATCTGCAACACTCTCAAAAGCATCCATGTAAGCTTTAACTGGACCCATACCAGAAACGACATTAACAGCGAATATCTTTTCATTATTTGTCACCTTCTTACGTTTTTTAACTCTCGTATTTGTATACTTAATCTTTTTAGAAAAAGTATATCTGTTAGGATGTTGGTCAAAGTCTGTATCCATGAAAGTATTCTTATTGTTAACAAATGTACCTACAACAGTTCTTACATAGTTCTTTGCCCACTTATAATTCTTTCTATCATTAGGATGATTTAAATCAGCTACTTTTAATAACTGTATTATCCTGTCATCATCACTCATCACCCAATCATTCTCTTTGCCATCACGCCAGTTTTCAACAAGTGTTTCATCAGGATGCTCACTAGAGAATTCACTTATATCATCATAGATGTAATGACTGTTTCCTTTAATTTTTTTGTATTCCACTTATCTCTTCTATTTTCTTTCTGTATTTAATACAATCTTCTGTCAGTTTTTCTATTAATATAACTACAGGTTCTTCTACGAAATAGACTATATCATCAATCTCTAAAGGTGAATCTTTATCCATCCTCTTGGAAAGAGTTCTTAGAATATCCTCTTGCAGCTCCATTGGCAAGTGTGATATGAAATCGATATTTACAGCCATTTATCTCACCAATCCTTTCTTTCTGTATATTTGTGTTTTGATTTTTGTTTCCACCATTCTTTCTTTTTATTAGTTTTACTATAATAAGTCTTTTTCTTGGTTGGTGTGAATTTATTACCAATTATCTCGCCATCAAATACATCAATTAGTTTTAGCAGTAATTCAGATTCTTCAATACTATCTATATTTAATTCATATTTTGAACACGCTTTACTAAATACATCAGTAGGAATATACTTAGCTTCAGTCTCATTGTTCCTCTTAACAAACCAATAGCATCTATTATTATTTTCTAAGTAGCAACCACCACAAGTTCTATTTTTTTGTATTACCAGTTGTTCCATGTATGCTATATATATATTATATATATTATATTATATATACTATATCTCCCTATTCTTTTCTTTTCTTTACTCAACTTTCTTTTCTTTTCTTAAAAAAGTAGCACGAATATACAAAAATGCCCATGTGTAAGTCAATAGTAGCATGATTTTGAAATAGGGTGTTTCTTATTACCTACTACACTTGATAAGTGTTTTTCGTATATACGTTTTACGTTATTTTTCATTTTTATAATTTTATGTTAATTAATAATAAAGGAGTGATTACTCATGAATGTAATTGAGAAGCTTAAAGAGCTCGGTAGAGAGTTGCTGGTTATTGATACCAGTGCTATACGTGGTAGGGTTAAGTTTAACCGTATCAATCGTGCTGTTGCTGACATGCATTACTTTGTGCTAACGGCTGAGTTTGATAAAGTGACTACTAAGGAAGCGCATGATTACTTGCAGAACCTTATGGAGCACATGAATTCAGGTAGCTGGAGATTGCAGAAGGTTGTTGATGCAGTAGGTGCTAATCTGTAGTATTAATTGGGGGATTTATTCCCCCTTTTATTACCATTACATACAGCAGCATGCTTCTTGAACTGTGTAGAATTGTTTGTATTATACAACTAAATGTTTAGCAGGTTTGTTTGAAGAGATAGGCATTACCGTAAGGTCACGTCAGGCGAGAGCTTCCGAAGTATCTCCTAGAACCTGCTATTTTTTTGTTTGTATGCTACAACTAATAAATGTTTTTGATATAAGTGTGTTTTAAATACTTGTATGCTACATATATTATAGTACTTGTATTCTACAAACATGGTCTCAAAACATGCTAAAGTATAATTTATTGTGATAAGTTGACCAAAAAAGATTCTGCAGAGTGCACTATGCGGAGTCATGTGGTCACCGTCAGTGCTAACGCTTGGAGGATGGAGTCTTCAAGTATAAAGAAGAGCGTCCAATGGATGGTG